TGCCATGTTTCTTTAAAATTCCAGAATGATTTTAATGTCTTCTTTTTGTCTAAGATTTCTAGTAACTTCTTCTCTATTATCAATATAAAGAATATCACCAGTTGTTTTATTTATCTCAGGATCAGCAAGACCATTTGTAAAATAAACACCTAAATCTATTTCTCTATTATCTGATACTACAATACGACCAGTAAAAGCGGTATCTACAGTTCCATCTGATGGTGTTCCTCCAGCAAACTTAATACTATTAGTACCATCAAAACTTAAAGTTTTAGCTTCTGTACTTACCCCCACATAATCAGTATAAGTACCTGTAACTTGATTATAATATAAAGATCTATCCTGATAATATTTTATAACTTGAGTTGTTTTATCATATGAAGTGATATATGCCTTTGCAGTATCACCACTAGACAATACTTGTGTTATTTTAGAACCAATAGTGGGTGTAGCATCCAACTCAGATGTTAATTTTAACGCACCTACAGATGAATATTCATCCCCAGTGAAAATAGTATTTCTAGATGCATAAGTTGATGGATTTTTTACAACTCCAATTTGTGCAAATTTAGTATCAATAGGAAAATCCTTTGTAGAATCGTCAAATCTCGCATACATTAAAACTTTATCAGCACCTAATTCTTTGTAAATATCATATCCATGCCCCCTAGAAGGTGGTATAACAACCAATAATTCAGCATAAGATGCTTGACCTGGTTTTCGTGCTGCTTGTAAGTCTACCATTCCGTATGTATATCCACTTCCACCAGCAGTAACAACTGTAGAAGTTACTCTTCCCTCGCTAATTGTTACAGATACTTTTCCACCAGTTCCATCACCAAGAATATCACACGAATATGTATCATTAGAATATCCATCTCCAGCATTTTTAATATAAACTGTTTTAATTTGATTAAAATTAATAGTCGAATCTCCAGCCTCTCTTACATTTTGAATTATTGTATCAGTAGTTGTAACCCAATTATTAGGAACTACAATATATTCTGTAGAATCAAACTTTACAATATCACTAGGAGTTATTGAAAACAAATATTTCCACACATATCCATCACCACTTGTTCCAGCAGCAGAAGGTTCTAAATCAGTGAAAGTGGGTTCATCCTTAGATTTTGTTGTAACTAAACTATCACCACTTCCAGAAGAACCATTGTTTATACAAATATAAACATTATACTCGCTATTTACTACAAAGTAATTTGAATCATATAATCTTGAGCTTTTAGAAATTGGAGATGGATTATGAATACTATAATCCTGCCTATACATATCATATGCAGTATTAGTTTTCCATTCTACTTTTTTTACAACTCTTCTAACATTTGCTCCATTAATCTTTTTACCAAAAAGAGAAGTATCTCCATAATTCCACTCATGATTAAGATTATCAATTGGGTTTGGAGGTAAAGCATTCCATGTATCGGTTCTACCAAATCCTGGATTTGGTGTAGTTGGATTACTGAGACCTAAGAATACATAATAAGCATTATTGGTATCGAGTACAGAATCGACAAAATTACCAGCATTAGATATTCTAAATTGATCTGTTACTACAGCAGACATATTAATTAGTTTTTAGGTATTTATAATAGTATTATGAATAGTATTCATCTAAAGCACCAGTATTTCTTATACCAACCCCTCTTCTTTGAATAGTGGGGAAAGTAGTTAATCCAGAATTAATAGTTTTTCCAGTTATTGCAATTGCAATTGGATTATTACTATCTCGTACAATCCCTGCAAATTTACCCCAAGAAAATTCACCTAAAGGTTTAGTACCCATAGAAGTAGCAATACCAACAGTACCACTTGATACTAAGCAAGTAATAATACCTGTATTTAAAGTACTATCTTTATACTGTATAATATAGATATTATCCAAACAAGTAGTTCCAATACCAACCACGGCACTATCACTTCCTGTATTATCAATTGATGTTACACCATTTCCAAGAAGAGTATTAGAAATATAAACTGGATTTCCTACATTAAAATCTGTCCAATCATTGCCAGTTTTACTCAAGAAGAAAGATATTCCTAATGTAGAAACACCAACAATTGTTGTACCAATACCAGTAATAATTCCAGAAAATCCTGATATCGAATTTATATTAGTAATTGTTTCTGTAATAGGTATTGGTGGTAGAACTATAACTTGTGGAGAATTTGTAAGAGTATATCCTAAACCTGGATTTACTATAGAAGCACTATTTACTGTTCCTGCAGCAGAAATTGTAGTTGTTGCTGTAGCAGTAGTACCTACACCTACAGATATTCCAGTTGATGGAATCCCTATGGAAATAGATGGGGCAGTAGTATATCCAATTCCACCATTCACAATAGTTAAGGATGAAATAGTACCAGCACTAGATACATTAGCAGTTATTGAAGCAACAACTGGAGTAATATCATTATCAACAATTAATCCACCAATTGGTTCAGATGAAGCTAAACCATCTTCCTCAAAGAATTTTGCATCAGATACAAATATTGTATTATCACTCTCAGTTAATTTACCTATTATTTTAGTTGTAGGAAATATTAATGATTCCAAACTAAGTCTTGACTTAGAAACAATATTACCATTAACAATTTTATCATGTTTTTGTTTAGTCCAATTTAATGTCTTTTCTTCATTAGTAATTCCTAGACCTCTATACAATACAGTATCAATAGTATTGACAGTATCAATATCAGTCATTGTTCTATTATCCTGATCTATCATATTATTTGAAACTTTATCCAATTGAACAATATCACCTCTTTTCAATGTAGGAAATACATCCGAAATTGTGACGCTATCCTCTCCAGCAGTTCCTCTATAGAAGAATATAGCCACATCATCTTCTGGTTGTGGTGCTTCTTTAAAAATAAATGAATTTCCACCATTGAAAATATAAGCATCATTTGGATCTTGTAATACCCCATTAATAATGATTAATAATGCATTTGTAAGATTAATAGTTGGAAAATCTCCATTTTCTTCAGATTCAAAACTTAATAATTCATTATCATATCTTAATGGGAATCTTGTTCTCTCACCATCTTGTAAGGATTTAATAGAATCAATATAATCCATTTGTCCAAATTGCCATGCTGAGAAAGCATCTCTATAAGTATCCAAAACTGTTAATTGGAATTGTGATTGTGGAGATGTTAAATTAGCATCAGTAACCAATCCCACAGGAGTAAATACATCGCCTTTATTAAATGCATATCCATCTCTAGCAATTTCCCATTTAGTAACTTCAAAATAAGTTGATGCCACACCAACTGTAGAAGATGCTCCTACCTCAACATTTAATAATAAACCAATACCCGTATCAGTTGTTTCACCTATAGATAATCTAGAAACTCCAGTTACGCTAAGATTATCATAAGACGCTTCAGGAATTGTTAATTGAGGATTATTATAAGATGTACCTCCAGCTCCTATACTAAGACCTAGAACTCCACCAGCACCCACTGTAGCATTAACAACAGCACCAGAACCTACACTACTACCAACATTAACAGTTATTGTATCTGTAGTATATGATGTAATGTCTGTAATAATTCCAGCAACAGGATCAGTTGCTCTTGGATAATGATGAAGAGACTTATAATCATCTTTAGAACAACTAAAGGCTAAAGATCCCGTTCTAATTCCAACATCATCAGAAGTAGTCATTCCATGAGAAGGAATCTCTAATATCAAATCCCCACTATAAGGATTATAAGAGGCATATGTAGCAGTGTATGCAGTTCCTACCCAATTAGTTTTATATAATGTAGTAGATAATCCACTTACAAACTTATGAGCGTATGGAATGTCTGTTACAGCAACCGATACATTTCCATAATAACCAGATCCATAAGTAGCATCTCCATACCAAGGCATTACTGAACCACCACCAACATAAGTATGAGGAATAGAATTTATTCCTACATTAGTAGTGAATCTATAAGTAGGAGATTCTCCAACATTAACACTAAATGAGGTTGAATTGATTATAGTAATTGCTAAATTGGTATTAGAAGCAGGGTCAGATGCTCTTGGATATGAATGAGTAGTATTGTGATTATCTTTGTCACAAGTGAATATTAGACCATTATTTGCAATCTGTATATTACCACTAGATAATCCATGAGCACTATCAAATGTTAATGTTAAAACACCTGTATTAGGAATATATGTTGCTCCATTAGGAGTTAAATTAGTTCCTCCAGTTAATATACAATCAGTAACAGCACTTACAAATCTATGCTCATAATATCCAGTAGAAGTATCTAAAATTGTGTATTCTAAACTTGTACTACCCAATCCAACATTAGAATTAGAAGGGAAGAAATAAGTTGTTATTCCAGAATAACCACTCTTAACAATAACAGCATCAGAAGCAAATCCAACTCTACCAACATTAACTGTAAATGTTGTATCACCTATACCAATAATATCAAGTACTGAACCAGAAGCAGGATCAGTAGAACGAGGATATGTATGATTTGTACTATGATTATCTAATGCACAAGTGAATGTAATACCACCATCGGCTATTTCTATTGTGTCAGATATTGATAAATTATGGGGAGTATCATCAGTAGAAGTATATACTATCAAATCCCCTGTAGAAGGATTATATGTTGTACCGTCTTGTGCAGTAAATGGTCCTCCTGTTGATGCTGTAATAGCATTAGAAGCACCCTCTACAAAAGTATGAACTCCTACAGTATTACC